GATACTTACGAAAAAGTAGATCATCTTAAATCTGTAAGAAATAGCATTTTATTAACCAGTAATAATTTAGTTGAGTGGTTACAATCAGAAGTTGTTCATTCACCAGATTCAGTATCTGCTGTTGGTAAAAAAATACCAGCTGCCAAAGATTCAAAAGAAAGATATGTAAATAGTAATTTTCATTTATATGCCTCATACTGTGCCTATTGTGAAGATACAGGTTCAAAACCAGTGGGTCAGAAAAGATTTATTTCTCTTCTATTAGATTGTTGTAAAAACCAGCTTGGAATGAAAGAAATTATTAGCTTCAGTAAGAAAGGTAGACCCTTTATTAGAGGTTTAGTAATTCGAAACTCTGACGAAAAATTTAAAACCTCAGTGACAATACTTCCAGAAAGACAGTCACAGTAGGAGATATAAAAAAAACTTATATTATATATTATCTTTGTTAAGTAATATTAAGTACTGTAACAAAATGTAACAAGTGTAAAATATAAAGAAGATATAAAATCCTAATGACAACAACTACAGAATCAGGTGGAAGACAAAATATGTTTCCAGCTGAAACTCGTCCTTATATTGATGAGACAATCTCCTATCAAGGCTATCCACAAGAGGCTGAAAAAGCTAATGGTAGATGGGCAATGATTGGTTTTGTTGCTTTATTAGGTGCTTATACAACAACTGGTCAGATTATCCCTGGCATTTTCTAAATTACCCCCTTTATTATCATGACTCCTGAAGCAGAAAGATTTAACGGCTGGGCAGCAATGCTTGGATTCGTAGCAGCAGTTGGTGCATACGTAACAACTGGACAGATCATCCCTGGAATTTTCTAATGAAAGAAAAAAAATTAGAACAGCAAAAAGTTATTGCAGAGACTCTTAACGGAAGACTTGCAATGCTTGGTCTGGTTGCAGCTGCAACATCTGATTTACTCACAGGACATATGTTCTTCGGCATTTTTTAATGCATGAGTTATCACAAATAAACGAAATATCACCCTTTCAAGCAATCCTATGGTGTTTTTATCCCATAGGATTTGTTGTTTTATTTGAATTAGTTTTGAGAGCTAATGACGATGATGACGACGATGAAGGAGGTGGTGTTATGACACCTATTTATCAAGGAACCTAATGAACCACTTATTATTTACACTAATAATCGCTGCATATCTGGCAACTGATCTTAGTGCATTCATTTATGCATGAAAAAAATTTTTTATAGCCCTTACTATCCACTCATTGAGTTTGGATTCTTTGTCATTGTGGGGACAGTAGCAGGGTTGTATGGTTTTTTAGAAGTATAATTAAATTTTATATTTACCCCTTAAACTTGCAAACTTACAAGTTAAAAAATTTACCTTTTTTCCAAGAGGCAAGAGCAGCTTTAGAAAAGAAATGTGATTGCCCACATTGCACTTGTAATTGTGAACACTGCAAAAAGAAAATAAAACAAATAAAAAATGCTGGAGATTATTTTAAAAAATTAAAAGAAAATTGAAAAAATTTCAAAAAAAGTTACTACACCAGAAAAAATAATAATGAATTTTAAGATTGCTTTAATCGTCGTGCTCATCCCAAGGATCAGTCAAATTTTTATTAGGTGGCCCAAAAGCTACATATAGTCCATATCCAGTGACTAAAAATAGCAGTATCAAAATAATAGCAATTATTTGTCCCTCTGGTGGCAATCCAGCATAATTACCATGTTTTATTAAAGGTTGTTTTTCCCAAGTTCCAGGAAGAGTGTAAACAGATGGTCTAGATAGAAAAAAATTTACAAGAAACATCTAATATTTATATCTACTCTTACTTTATCTTTATAATCAAAATGTTCAACAATTTATTGTTTAATTTTTATTTAACTTGGTTCTGTAGGCCAAGAAATATTAAAAGGATCAGACTGTGTAGGTACATCTCTTAATGCCTGACGATAAGTTTTCCAATCATCTGAAAGAGTTAGATCACTAGTAGCTCTCCAATCTGTTTCAGTAAGCTTACGATTTCTTTCACTTCTAATTAGTGCCCACTTTGAATTATTTAACTCTGTTTGTTCATCTGCAGTAGTAGACTCTACTTTTACGCTATAAACCTTACCACCTTCAATATAAGCATCTACAGTAGTAAGCTTTTGTGTAGGAGTTGTATAACTAAGCGTTTCTACAAGCTCTACTACATTGTTTTCTGCTAAAAAATCTGCGTTAGGACCAGTAACAGTAAAACTTGTATTGGGAAATAATTCTTTAATAGTGCCAGTGCTTTTTACAGTAGGTGTACTACCACCTATGCTTTCAATGATTGCATATTTCATAATTAATCGAAATTTACCTCTACTTTAAATATTATAAAGGTAAGTTATTTAGTAAACAAAGTAACTAGAAGGAAGAGTATTACCACTCACATTTGGGTACATAAAATGACTATTTAAATCAGTAAAAGTAGTATCATCAAAAAGGCAAGGATACAGAACATAACCAGCACGCCCAGTACCTGCAGTAGTACTACTATTTATGCCAACATATCCTTTAGGTGCAAAAGTTGCAGCTACACCATTGCATTCAAATCTCCAAATAGGGCTATGGTGATAAGAAAAATATCCTGGACCATAACTTCCATAAGCCTGTACAACAATCCCTAGTGCATTAACATTTGAATTATCTCTTAAACCATTATTAAAACGTAAAGTTAAATATGAATCCACACCCTGTGAGTAAGCACCACTAGTTATATATCCTCCATTAGTACCATTAAAAAAATCAGTAACGTCAGTAGGACTGTAAGCACCACTCCAATAAGCGGTTTGACTGTAACCAGTTGAGCCCCAACTAGGTACAGTGTTGACAATAGACATTGTTGGTTGACTATATTGACCATAAGCACTACTTTTCCACATGCCTAAATTATCAGTAGCAGTTAGTCCAACTCCACTTATAAATGTTCCACCATTAGTATATGCAGAATTACCACTATAAAAATCACTCCAACCACCTGTCGGTTGTTGATAAGTCATACTCCAATGCTCTTGGAGATATTGCATTTTAACATCTGTAGAAACAGTTGGATCTACACCAAAAAAACTCGCTAAATCAACTGCTGGAGAACCACCGCCTGCAGCACGAAGCCTGTGCGATAATGTCATGAAAGATCTCCGATTGTTGCTCCATATAATTGACTTCCTACTTTAAATATTTCTATTGCTGTAGCATTAGCACCACCAAGAGTAGGGGCAGATCCACCATTCCACTTTATAGTAGGCCATGACAAGGTATAGTTTGAACTAGTAGCAGTAACTATAAGAAGCATAGATTGACCAGTGGTTAAACTATCAGTTGCAGTTCTATTTCCTCCTAATGTCCATGTCTGAATCATTCCATTATCAGGATCTAAAGCTACAGATGCAGCATCAGTAATTGCAAATACATTTTCGTTTATTGCATCTTCAAAAGTAATTGAACCTGTAAAAGTGTCTGCATACTCTAGCTGCCCTACGGCTGTAGCTCCGCTACCAGTAATACTTTTTACGTGTAAAAATTTACTAGCTGTCGCATTATTATCAGGCAAGACCATTGTATAGGACTGACCGGCACTATGAGCAGGAGACTTTATCTTCACACCATGTGATTGTGCCGAGCAGTTTAATTGGAGGGTACCGTCTGTAGACCCTGCACCTTTTATCTTTATAATTCCTGTTCCATCTGGAGTAAATACTATATCTCCATTAGTTGTACTTGTAGTTATTTCTCTCGTTAGTACATCCAAATTCCCTCCGAGCTGCGGACTCGTGTCCTCAACAACATTACTAATACCTCCTGAAGGTAAGTTTGTTAAATTCGCACCTGATACAGCTGGTAAAACTGCAGGGAATCTAGCATCTGGTATAGTACCAGAACTTAAATTATTAGCATTTACACCCTCTACTGATAAATCTACTAATTGTGCCTTAGTCTGTGTCATTTATATTTAAAAACTTGATTGTTAAATCAATTTTACGATAACTTTATTTACGAAATCTCACTGTTTCTATCATTGGTTTCCCTAGATCTTGCTCGTATTCTCTTTCAATTTCGAAGTCATCTATATCTGTTCCTGATTGACTATATTTACTCATTCCTTTAACAAATCCTGATAAAAAATTTTTACCCCCTCCATTTGCCATTACAACTGGAAAATCATTATCTCCCATTTTATGCACCCATTCTATTTAAAAAGTCATCAACTCTGTCACCGACTGGAGTTTCTTGTGAAATAGCGTTCATTGGATTAGTTTTTTCAGCTGCCATCTTATTAGCTTGAAAGTAAGGAGCACTAACCATATTTCCTTGATTCATGGTATCCATTTGTTTTAATTTCGGATCTGACATCAAAGAACTCTCATCAAATCCAGCTTGCATTGGGTATCCAGGCATTTATCTTTACAAAAGTTGTTATTTAAATAATATCATCGACAAGACTTTGAGACTAGGTACATGAGTGTATACCTTTTTTAAACAGTCATCTACCTAACCCAAAACATTTGAAAACTTTTTCCGCATTTTTTTTCAAAAAATAGTGGTAGGGTTAGTGCAAATATTTGTACTTTTCATTTGAAATAGATTTATATGACTGAGGTTTACTATGAACACCCAAGTTCCTAAAAAATAATGGCATTTTACTTATCTTCATGTATGCGGTGGTTAGGTAAGTGAGTGTATATAAAATTAAACAGTCATGTACCTAACCTCATCTTCTATAGAAGTAATATAAATAGGCAAAATTTTTTGGTATTTGGGTGTTCAACGATTGCCATTGCTATCAAAGGTATGTATGCTTACGAGTACACCTACCCCCTACTTTGCATGAAGAATAGTGATGCATTTTTATATAAGAATTTGACTGCATATGATCAAATATTATTTGTACGAGCTTTTCAAACAGCTTTAGAACACTTTGGTAAAGAATCCTGTTGGTGTCTGACGAAGATGAATAATGCTGGATTCAAAGGTTTTACTACAAATAAAAAAACAAAACTTATGTATAAAGGACATGATGCTAGACCTTTAATATTAAATATGACTGGAAGAAATTATTCGGAAGAAAAACCAATAATTGTAAAAAGAAGTGAATGTAAATCTCAATTTTGTCTTAACCCTTCTCATTACTATTGGGGAACAAGAAAAGATGTAGCTTATGAAAATGCAAAAGTTAGTAAAAAATCTATAAATATTGACTTAATAACTAAGTTGAGAAACGAAAATCAAAGTGGTGTAAGCAGTAGAAAATTATCCAAACATTATCGTTTACCATATCATTCAGTAAGAAGAATTTGTTCTGGAGAGACTTATGAGAATGTCGAAGATAAAGAAGATCAATATAATGAGGAAAAGATTTGGTCAAATCTCTCAGACACTTGTGTAAATTTAATGAGAGCTCATCCAAATGAAGCAAAAAATTTTAGAGGAGTCGTGACAGAAACTCAACACTACGAATGTCCTTGGCATATACAAGGAACTAACAAACATAAAGGTAACTTTGGATTAATGGGAGAGTGCCTTGATTGTATGGAAGAAATAAAAAAAGCTAGATGCACAGTAGATGTTAGAGAATTTGAAATGAAGTGGTATTGGCAAGTAAAAAGATTTTGGGAACAAGTAGATATAAAAGAAGAAGATGATTGTTGGGTATGGCAAGGTGCTACTAGAAAAAATGGGACAGAATCTACTGCATATTTTCCCTCTCCTTTTCACTCAGGTAAAACGCAATCCGCCCCACGTATAGCTTTCTGGTTAAGTCGTGGATATACAGGTAAATATCGTATTTTCAATAAGCCGGAATGCACAGCATTTTGCTGTAATCCTAAGCATTTGATGATAAAAGGTGTAAAAGAAATACCTGAATGTAAAGCTATAAAAGACGTTAAGCTTCATCACGAAAATATTCTGCAGTATCATAGAGAAAGGAATAAACAAACTTAAAGTGGCAAGATTTCTTACTACTATCCCAACTAATTTAGGTTTTTTTAATTTAGGTACTGTTGAAGCTTACCCCACAGGTGGAGCAGGTCCTACTGCATATGGACCTACTTCTTATTTTGGTTCTGATCCTAGACCTGCAGAACAAGGAGATAATTTAAATAATCCAATAGATCTTGGAGATTTTACAGAAACATTTAAAACACAAGTTATAACTAATACTCATGGTGGATTATCAAGAAGACAAAGCACATTTTATGAAATAAATTTATCTTTGCCCAGATCAATTCAATTTACTCAAGAATTTTCTACTACTTCATATGAAAATCAAACTAACAGAAATACTTTATTAGCCTTTTATGAAATTGATGAAAATGGACACAGACAAGAATTACCTATAAATGATGATGGATATGTGTTTCGTGATTCAGCAATAGATTATGAAGACGATGACACTGGAATTTTATTAGATGATTATCCATCTTCATTATTACAAAAAGGTAAATATTTATTTGTTATCACAAATGATATTAGATATTTAGAAACGACTTACTCTATCGGATTAAATGTATCGGTGACAGATTGGAGACTTACAGTAGAAACCGTTGAAGAGCAATTAAATTTTGATTTAATTACTAATCCAGTTGAACAAATTTTTGATTTTGGAAATATTTAATCTATTTTTTTAGGTAAAAACATACTATCTTTACCTCTTGCATATCCTGGAACTCCTTTGTTAAGTCCATGAATATCATCGTCAGTTCTTCCCTCTGATTTTCCATGATCTATATAATGTTGACGAGCTTTATCTTCATCATCACCAAAGGCATCTCGAAGATCTTTGTAATTCTCTAAATATTGACCAGCATCAAATCCTGGTTTAGTTATCGGAACAAAACTTCTAGGTGTGTTTTTAGCCTTTTCTAAAGCATCTTTATAAGCTGATTTTGAAGCATCTAATTTCATTTTTGCAGCTTGTTTTAAAGCAGCTGTATTTGATGTCCTGGAAGTACCGCCTGTTCCAGGTCTTGCATCTCCGAAACCTGATAAAGATCCTGGTACAGTGTCAAAAGTACCTCTATCATTTGATTTTATTGGAAAAGCCGTAGGTGTTGTTAAGAAATCTGTAGTGCCTGTATCGTTAGGAATAGAAGATAGATAAGCTGCATCTTCCATCATGTCTCTTCCTCTCGCTCTAGCTCCTATTTCAGAAGCAGTGCCAACACTGTCATATCTGTTTTCAAGTAAACGATTATATTCTGTATCCATCCTCCCCATTCTTTCCGCTAAATTTCTAAAACTTCTTTGAGGAATTACTGTTTGATAAGCCTGCGGACTCTGCTCAGCTGGCATTATTATTGTTGGAGGTGTAGGTTTGCGACCACCCATTTTAATTTTTAAACTTTACTTCTATAGTAATTCTATCTGAAACAAACTCATACAAATGATTAACTCCGATATATCCAAAAGGGAGAAGGAACAAAATCAAAATCAATTCAGCGTAAGTAATAGGGCGACGCATGACGAACAATATCCATATCTCTCCGATATTAGCCAACTTCTACATGGTCTGTCTACTCTTGATCTTCAAGGGTTATGTACACTTCAAGAAATGTTATTGGCAAAATCATGTTGGGAAGCAACAAATTATAGTGGTTCATTAGAAAAATGTAAAAAAAGATTAACCGAATTATATGGTGAAGACTGGGATGAGCATGTAAAACTAAAAGATCATTTTGGAAGTTTAAAGTATTACTATATTTGGGCTTTACTAATTAGTCATAGACAACAATGGAACGATATCAAAAAGTAAGCTAGTATCTGAACAGATAGTGTCCTCGAATGGAAGCACAACAATTAGAGGACTGGGTAGATATCTTAGATACGACAAATTATGCACCACACAAAGATCCTGACAACCTTTATCAGAGTTACAGATTTGTTGATTTAGATATAAACTCAGTCACGACTAGAAATTATCGAAAAAAACTGTGTAAGTCACTCATAGAACAAGTAGAAATATTTATACCACCATCTGGTAGTTTCAATAATCAAGATCTTAGAAGATATCTTGAATTAGTTTCAAGCTATGAAACAAGTACAAAAGACTTAATACTTGGATTATCACTGGCTGATCAGATAAGGCTAACTTTTAGTGACATGAAAACTAGTACAATCTGCGATAGATATCCAGAGATAAATTTAGCTGAAAAAAGAAGATATAGATGTGTTGCAGAATATTTAATTAGACAAGGCGAACTTACAAAATTAAGAGATAAAAATGGAAAATTAATTAAAAAGATTGGAAATATGCAAAAAGCTGTTGTTCTATATAGACCATTACCAAAATTATTGGAGACACTAAAAAAATCAGGATTAAAAGATCTTATAAAAATTGACAAAGATAAAAAAAAGGATAACAATGTAACAGTTGGGGAAACTAAATGACTAGCAGAAGAAATCAATTATTAAAAAAATTAATTGGGACAGCAATAGGTGAAGATGAAAAAAAACTTTATAAACTAACTATTGAACGAATATGTGCTGATATGTGTGAATTCTATTACAAGTTTTATCATAATGATGGTCCAGGGGCGATGGTATATGTTCCGATTCAAGAAGATGAAAAGAAATCTATGTTCTATTTGACAGTTAATAACCTTATTACTGCTGTAGATGACCTTAATAAAAATGATTTAGAAGGTGCTGCAGATGTGATGAAACAGGCTATAGTTCGAGCAGAAAAATTAGATCCTGATAAAGAAGCTTTATTTATTATTCAAGATGATAAAGAAATGTCTCTAGTTCACTACAAAATCGATAGTGAAGGTGCAAGCTTCAAACAAATGTGACTAAAGGATCATGGGGTGCTAGTAGAAGATCGTTAGCACAAGTAGACCATATAACTCATGATTGGTTAACTCCATGTGAATATTTACCTTACATTGATGCATTATTAAAAAATATAGATTTAGATCCATGCTCAACGTATGATGCAAATAATCAATTTTTAAGAGCAGAAAAAATATATACATACGATATAGATGGTTTAAATATCGAGGAGCCTTGGACTGGTAAAACTTATCTATTTCCCCCCACTTTTGGAAGATGTTCTTTCGCTAAAAAAAGAGGCACATGGAGATGGAGTTTATCTGCAGGGCAAGGAGCAAAGGCTCCATCTGTAATATGGTTTAGAAGATTATTAAAAGAATGGAAATTAAGAAATATACCAGAAGCTTTATTTTTTACTACATATTCTGAAATGATGAGGACATGTCCAGAAATGTGGGATTTCCCAGTATGTGTACCTACTCACAGAGCTAATCTGATACATGGAAAAAAATTTGAATGTCTTGATTCACCTATTAGCTGGGGATATTTTATTTATTTACCTGAAATAAATTTCGGTTTTAATCAAACAAATAGATTTAAAAATATATTTTCACACATTGGAAAAGTTATTTGTTAATCAATCATTTGTCTGGGAAAATTTAATTCCCTTAATTGACTAATATAACTTTTTAAAAAATTTTTTGAACTGCCATTATCCAATGCTGGCCTTACCCCTCTCCTATCAGGAGATATATCTTCTCTTGAATCTAACGACTTGTAAAATCTGTAACGATTGTCAACGTCGTAACTTGAAGTAGACTGAGGTTTCATACATCTATTGTATTGGAGCTGAACATGACAATGAATGAAATAGAAATGAAAATAAGTTCTATCTGTGACGATATAAAAGAACTTTTGATTCATAAAAATAGAAAATATGGAAACTCTGCATTAAAACCAAATCGAATTTTTAGTAAATGCTCTGCTACAGAACAACTTTTAGTACGTATAGATGATAAATTAAATCGAATTATGAAAGGAGCTGGACTATTGGCTACTGATGAAGATGTAGTTAATGATCTAATCGGATATTTAGTGCTGCTAAAAATAAGTATGGAATCAGATAAACACAATGACATCCTCGAAATCGCAACATCAATCTATGGCAAAGGAGTCAGAGCAGAAAACATCCTCGACCATGCCAGAGACTTCGATTAATTATCAAGAATTTGAAAAAAATTATAGTAGACAACTCCTACTAATGGATTGTATTGATTGGCTTAAGGATCGACCTTACGACGCAAAGGAGATCCTAGACCACTTGGAGTACTGTTCCAATAACGAAAAAACTGACGAAGAACTTCCCCAGATGGATCAAGTTCTTTAATTTTTTTTTCTAAATACTCAATCCCTTTTATTTGTGTAGCAGATCCGTTATATGTTTCAGCTATATTTAATAAACAAACCTTAACGTGGCATTTATGGCGGTAGAAGGTTGGTATCTCTTTATCAGGGGCAAAATACATATCAAGCTCTGTACGCCTTCTGTCGGTCATTAAATCGCCTCCTGACATCCATATATGATTTATATAGGGACTCCATTCTTTTATTATTTTATTTTTTGTTCCATAACTATTAATTAAATCAAGAAGCTTACAAGATTTAAATGAAGATAGTCCAATACTATACGCAAAACTTAAAAGAGCTGCTCTTTTATTTATGTTTAAGTTTACAAAAACATATTTTTCAGCCTCTTTTGAAAAAATTTTAAGATCTTTATAAAATTGTTTATCTATATCTTCTTGTGATGCTTTATCATTAGCATCTAAATAATGATCATCAATAGTTTCACTTCCATAACCTATTCTCCAAATATTCTCTCCAAATTCTTTGTAACTTGCATAACGTCCCATCCCTAAATAAGTTTTAGGGACTGTATATTTTTTTGTTAATTGATAACCTTTTTCAGTAAATAAAGAGTACTTATGGGACGACAACAGATCCGTTATAGCTTACTTCAGAATAACCATCTAATTCAAGAAGTACAACATAGTTTTTAGCTGCGTTAGTAACTGTAACACCTATTGCTCCCTTACCTTTACCTGCTTTGGCTATATCAAAGAATTTATGATAACCAGTAGGTGCATCTCCTGTTCCAAATGCATCTTCTTGAAAAATTTGCATTGTATTTACACCTTCAGATCGATCAATAGTCACCTTGATATCTCCTGTACCCCCAGGATTGACTCTAAATCCCCTTACTGCATCACCTTTATTACCAGCAGCTGTAGGACCAAGATATGTAATTTCTGATCCAGCATCAACACTGAATTTGTCTAGAGTTGCCTCAATTGTTCTTGTAGCCATGTTTCTTAAGAAATTTGCCCTTCAGTAGAGAGCTGGAATTGAATGTTGGCATCAATGCCATGATCCTTCATGATGCCATAAAACATCTGACGATCTAATGCTTTCTGATGTAAAAGCTCAATAAATGCCTCTTCTAATTCTACTCTATCTAAAGATTGTATTGCTAAAGATGCAGCATGAATAGAAAATTCAACATTTGTTGGAAGGTTAAGATCCATATAAATAAAAACCTTTATACATATAGTACCAACAGTGAATTAATGAGCAATTAATTATATTCGTCAGAACTTGTTCGTCCTAATAAAAGTGTCCCTACTCCATATGTCCCACCAAATAAAATAACAAAACTAACAGCAATTACTACCATGGGTTCTTTTTATGTTTAAGTTTATTTTACCACTTTACTTTATGTGACCAATATCTAGCTGACATTTTGTCAGGATTTTTGTCTTGAGCATTGTGTCTCGCATAGTATGATTTTTTTCTAGCTTTTTCTTTAGCAGTCTTTGGATTTTTACCAGCTCCTTTTACTCCCTGTTGACCAAATCTTATTAATTTTTCTTTACCATCTTCACATGCTTTTACTACATGAGACTTTGTTTTATGACTAGGAGTCTTTCTTGGCTTATTACATTTCAAATGTGCTTTTGAAAGTTTCTTAGCTTTTGCCCTCTTCGACATCAGTTCTTTCTTTGTTAGAAGTCATATATGTCATTGTAGCTCTAAGATGCCATTGATTTTTTTTATGCACTCTTCCACGCTCCACTGCTAAATCTTGAGTAAGATCATCACCTATCATTCCAGCATACTTAGCTAACTCTTCAAAACATCCAGCAAGGATGTCGTGAGCAACACTTAAATCTAAAATAATTTTATCTTGATCAAAAGGATCTGATATATCTATATCTTTTATTCTCGATGTTAATAAATCACCTACACTCGATGGAGTCATTACATTTATAGACCTTATATGCTCAGCAATATTGTCAATACCTTCTACCATTTCAGTCTGGATGTCTCCTGTAAGAAGATGTATTTGGTAAAATTTTGATCCTAACAACCCCCAGTGTACTATCTGAGTTTGATTTTGTACCATCACAGAGTCTCTTAAACACTGGACAAGGTGCTCATTTACAAGTTGAGCATCCTTTGGATTTACGTTAGCCATTTAAGCAATCTTTATCTCTCCTGATTGTATCTTAGATCTTAAGTCCTGTCCTGGTTTTCCATATAGAGATTCATCTCCTGGCTTTTTAGATCTTCCAGCAACTAAAGAATCAATTTTTGCTTTTTGTTCCTGATGCAATTCTTCAGCATATTGCTTTGCAAAAGCTTTAGCTTGATCTTCAGGAAGCGACCCATCCGATGTAGAAATCATTTGTTATATAAGGTGTTGCTTTATCTGGGGAAAGGATTTTGATAGAACTGTCTTGATCCATCCACTGTTTTATCTTATCAAGTCTCTCCTCTTGAAAAAACTTAAACTTAGGATTGTACCAATCTTCAAGAAGATGTGAGCCTTTTAATCTATTACATTTAGAACAAGAACAAATCATATTTGATTTAACATTATGTCCACCTTTAAATTTTGGAAGTATATGATCAATTGTTGCAGTATCTTTGTTTACTTCTTTATCACAATAAGCACATTTCCAATTCCAAGATTCAAATATACATTGTCGAAATTTATGGCGAGCATTTTTTGGAGAGAGTTCAATTAAATTGGCTAATAAATCTTGCTCGCAGTGAATCACATGTACCTTGCAACCTTGTAGAAACTTTATGCTGCATAAACTTACACAAATGTAGTGGTTAATCCAATAATGAAACTAGCTCTACATCCTCTTCTTTTTCATAGTCTGCGTCTTCGAGAAGTCTTAATAAATAATAATGAATTTTTTCTGTAACCCATTTAAGATCTTCATCCTTTACATCATTAAAAATTGCATTAAGAGATAAATCTTTTGATGGAGTGCGTAAATGATCTGCTAGTAATTGTAAGGCTTTATATCTATCTCTATTCATCTCCTTTAACATCTTAATCACCACTTGCCTCTGGCACTGATACTGGAGAATTCTCAGCAGCTTCTGCTTCTTTAATTTGTATTTCTATAATTTCTTGAGCACCTAAAACTTTTAAATAAGAATTTTTAGCTGTTATAAGTTGAGATTCTAATTGCTGTATTTGTTTTGATAATGTCGTAGCTTGCTCATCTATTTGCTTTTCAAAATTTTTAAGATTCTCTAATGATACTCCGCAAGACATTTTTAATATGTAACTACTTTGAGTATAACCCTAGAATTATCTATTAACAATCATTGTAGTCTCTTGCTATCTGTCCACCTATCTCTGATCCTTTGTCCTGTGCAAACATAGTTACAAAGCCTGCAGCAAGCCATCCAACGATTGGTATGTTACTAAATGCAGGTGCAGCTTTAACTCCTACAGAGGCTCCTACAACTTTTCCTGTAGCGTTTCCACTACCTTCTACTTTTATGCAAGCAATGTCTTTCTCAGTCATTACGGTTCCCTCTACTCCATCTTTACCTAATTCACGTTGCATTGTATAAGTTTCTCTTAAACTTAATTTTGATTCTTTACCACCAAATAATCCTTTCGGCTCAGTAAGTAATTTAACTCTGTTTAAAACTTTTGGATCGTTTGCTTTATATTTGATACTGTAGCCTTTTTCAGATGCAACAATACTGTAAGAAGTGTATGGACCAACTGGGAAATTAACATTAGGATATGGACTTTTAAATCTATTAGTAACTAAAGTACTCATCAAAGAGATATTAGATATCCCTAAGATGGATACTAAAGCTATTATTCCCCAATTTCTCCTATACCTGCTATACATTTTTCTTAGAACCAGTCTCTGTCACTATTTTAATCGGAGCCTGTTCGATACGCAAGATCTGAGTAGGGGCAGTTTGAGATGCTTTCTCTATTAACTTTTCAAGGTCAGCTTTAGTTAAACTTGAAGCACCAGAAGCATTATTTTTATCCATTTTCATGGTTCCATCTCCTCTTTTACGTGCTGCCTCTACGCCGAAACTGGAAAGTACCCCAGTCAAAATCGAAGCCGGGAACGTGATATCCTTGGGTTCATTTGCATAACCTGGTATAGATATGTAGTTTAAGCTTACGATAAATCCGGACCACCCAACTACGACAAGCCTTACTATAACTGAGATAAAGGCTAATTGCTCTTCTTTGTCATCAATGTTTTCTTTGATTTTTGTAAAAACATTTTTTTTCTCTTGTGTCTTAGGAGACTCTTTTGAATTTTCAGTCATTTTATAATCTCAATACATACTAAGTCTACCCTCATGTAAACTTATGTATAGTAATTAAAAGGTACTAAAAATGCGGAAATTATTCCCTTTGTTGATATTGATATTTGCCCCAGCAGCCAGAGCAGATATCACTCATAAATTATCTAGCAGCATACAGCTACAAGTAAATGCTGCTGCCACTCAAGTATCACGAATCGGAAATAGCTATAGTGTTTCTGGAAACAATGTAACTACTCAGTACACACCTGAAGGTGGTTCAGCTACTAACTCAATTGGTTCATTGACGATATCTTCAGGAGTTGGTTCAATACCTACACTTTCAGCAGTGCAGGCAACAGCAGGTGAATCTTGGAGTTTCACTCAATCATTTACACAAGCGGATGCTATAGCAACAAGTGCTCCAAGTACAGGTGCCGTAAGTGCTTATTCTGACCAAACTTCAACTGCAGCTGGGGTAGCAGGGACACTTGCAGGTACAATTGATTCATCTTCAACAATAGCTCTAACAGCCGGAGGAGCTGGCACAGTGGCTACAGGCCAATTTGTCAGCGAAATTTCAATAAAATGAAACTAAAGGATCATGCCTTTGCAATAAAAGAAAAAGAAGATGATGAGACAGATGAGAAAAATAATACCTGTAATCTTTCTAAGTCTGATGAGCACGACTGCGAAGGCAGTACCAGTAGTTCCAAACTTTAATACAGGTGTACTTCAGTCTCATACTGAGACTACTTCAAAAGTGACTGAGACAATAAATGTAATTGATTATCAAACAGGCTGGCAATATACCGTAACTGGCAATAATATAAAGACAGATAGTAGTAGTTTGGTTCCTCCAGCCAAAAGTGTTACTCAAACACTGAATGGAGTTAATTCAACGTGGACAAATTTAGATTCCTCAAATATGCCAAACTTCTCGATCATAGACGAGACAAAGCCTTGGCAGATGACAACTACACTGAGCCAGCCAGGATTGAAGACACAGACCATAATCCAGAGGACTACCGACATAAAATCTGTAACAGATACAACTTCAACCTTCAGTCAGTAAAATATTTACTTTTAGCTTTAAATATATTTAGTGCTCCTATATATGCAAACGAGGTGGGAGGGGTTTCAGCTACTGCAAACCCGATTGCGAATTCTTCGGGGTCAGTCTCAAATTTGGCGGTGCAAAATTTAGCCGGACCGTACCTTACTAATACATATGGAAGTGGGGTGTCCTGTCAAGGATCTACTCTTACAATTACTCCTTTTGCTACAGTGCAAGACTCATGGAAAGAACCTTATGAACCTTCTTATCTCGATAACGTGTATGACAATTCAGATGTAGATAATGATGGCTTATTAGATAATCCTGGGGCTATTCTTTATCAAAAACCTGTAAGAACAGGTCAAAAAACAAATCACAATATTGGATGGGGTATCAGTATGAATATAACCATACCACTTGATAAAAGACACAATGAAAATTGTCTACGTGCCTCCAGCAGTCAGAATCAAATAAATAAACAAATATTGGCTAATAAGAGATTAGATTTTGAGATGGCAAGATTGAAGCACTGTGCCGAGCAAAAACGGTTGGGAGTAACTTTCGCAAAAACTAGTCCATCAGCTCAGATTTGTGCGGATATTGTAGTTGCAAATCCTCACGGTGTTGTTCCTAATCATCGTCATTCGATTCCGAAATAAGTTTCTTTTTTCTTTTCAATCCTTTAAATTTTTCTCTATCTTTTTTCCCAAATAAACCTTTAATTCTCTTTATAAGTTGCTTTATTAAGGGCTTTATTAATTTTAATAAGATGGGTGTCGCAGCTGCTGAAGCCGTTGCTACGACTGCAATTGCAGCTGTAGTACTTACTTGTGATGTATTTGGAAGTAATTTTTCAAGGTTAGAGCTTGGTTCATACAAAATTACACAAATATTTCCTTGTAATTCATGACCTACAACTATTTCATCTCCACTACGTGTTAAATCTCCAACTCTTGGTTGATTTGGAGCTGGACATTCTTTCTGATTATCTTTTGGTATGTTATCTAATTTTGGATCAGGAGTTCCTAATTCACTTTCATTATTTTTTTCTTCTTCTTTTTGTTCTTGCTCTTTTCTGGGGGCAGTTCGTACATTAGGAACTACAGCATCTTCAACATAAATTAATTCTTCTGGTTGGTAATCTATTGCTTCATAAGTAGGAGATCCAGCATCACATAAAACTACATTACCTCTCTCATCCTCATCTACTAAATTTTTTGATTTTTTGTTTAAATCGTTAAATTTAACACACCCTGGCAAATCTATGATTGGATTCCCAATCTGTAAAGTTACTGGAGGACTCTGCGGTAATGATTGTACAGTAGAAAAATAATAATTATCAAGTTTAGGAATAACTACAGTATTTATTGAAATTTCTGGAATATCAGACAATTTTAAAAATTAGTTGTAGGTAGTTTAGGTACAACCGGACCAGTAACATCGGGTATAGGAAGAGAGTCTCCTAAAGATTCTCCTAGATTACCTGTAATCGATTCCATAGCTTTTTCTTTTATAGTATTTATTATTGCATCTTTATTGATGTAAATAAATAAACCACTACCTACAACTGTTAAAGAAAGTACTCCTGAAGCAACAGCTATTGCATTAAAAATTTTCTGCATTTTTTTAGTATTTATTTAAATTTTACTAAATTGATCTAATTACTGCAAGTTGCTAATAACTATCTCGTTTTAACTAGGCTTTGTCGGCCATGTAATATTATCTGGGTCGGATTGAGTAGGTACATCTCTAAGAGCTTGGCGATAGGTCTTCCAATCATCACTTACAGCAACTCCTGTTTCAGATGCTCTTGCTGCTACCCAATCGGATTCTTGTAATCTGATATTTCTTTCTATTCGTACTTCTACCCATTTTTCAGCAAGAAGTTCAGATTCTGTTGGAAGACTCGCATTGTATTCTGCGATTTCTGCATCAGTCATTGGTGTTAAAACACCGTTTAAATACTTGTTCATTAGCTCTCCTTGTATCTAAATAGTAAAACTTCGGTGCCGACTTGCCAAGCACTAGAATTGGTTGAATATAGTCTCACACCACTAATTCTTTGTGCAGTCATGACAGAAGGATTTAAAGTAGCTCTAATATCAGCATAACGTATGCCATTAGTTGTACCTACATGATGCATAGGCCCTCTTAAGTAACCATAGTATCCTGTATAAATTTCAAAGGTGGCTGTTACATACTCATTTTCTCCCCCATATTGATAAAAATTTAATTTATCATCATTATTTTGAGTATAATGCCCACCAGCATGTTGAATTATGTAATTATAAACACCAGCAGTTTGAGGACTGGAACCACCATTAGTAAAAAATCGTACCTGTAAATTTTGATAAGCTGAACCACCCCATTGACCTCTTTTAAATATTAATTTGTAAACACGCTCATAATCAAAACCTGTTAAATCAATATTTGTAGCAGTAGATGAAAGGTAAGTTCTGCTTACAAATTCTAATGCACCACCACCACCAGGTACTGTAATTGTTTTGGTTGCTCCAGTACCAGATGCAGTAACACCAGCACCAACAAAATCTAGAGTAGTTGCAGCTGTAGATAACGCACTACCTTCATCCTGTACATCAATACCTGAAATTCCTCCACCAGGAATAGTAATTGTTTTAGACGCACCAGTACCAGATGCAGTAACACCAGCACCAACAAAATCTAGAGTAGTTGCAGCTGTAGATAACGCACTACCTTCATCCTGTACAGTGATACCAGAAATTCCTGCGGAACCAGAAGCAGCTGATGTTAGTCTTCCCTGTGCATCAACTGTAATATCTGCATTTGTGTAAGAACCTGCTGAGACTGCAGTGTTAGCTAACTTTGGTGCAGTGACAGCCTGTCCAGCAATTTTTGCTGTTGTCACTGTTCCGTCAGATACAACTCCTGTATTAACTAATTCACCTAATACCAACCCCCAAAAATCTAAGCCACTTGCTGGAGCTGTTGTAAAAACTATAGTGGCTGCATTAATCGTATAATCCGTTCCTGGATTTTGTAATACACCACCAACAGAAACTAAAACATTATTAACACTTTCTGGATTTACATTTTGACCAGAAACTTGCAAGTTAAAAGTCGTAGTGCTTCCGTTAAAACTACCGCTTATATCATCAACCTCCCTATTCTGATTAAGGAAATTAGGTTCTGTCCCTATGTACGCCATCTAAATTTTCTATTACTTTATATCTAGTTTAAAATGTCTAATTTTATAGACCTTAAATCAAGATAGACCAAATCTTGCTTTGTCCAAATCATAATGTTTTTGTACATCTGCTGCTGTCAAAGACCCATTAATATATCTTCTGAAGATCGCAAATTTGCATGTGCCAAAGACATAACCTAGTCTATAAAAAGCCTGACTTAATCCGTATCCCTCAGCCGTATCGGGTCCATTATAATTAATACTATTATTATCTTGTACAACTAAACTACCATTTCTATAATATTTCATACCATTAGTGTTTGTGTCTTCTCTGGTCGCTACAATATGTTCCCAACCAGCATAGGTTCCATCAGCGTAATTCTTATTGCCAACCGTAACTAGATCGCTAGGGAAATAACTAACGTTAGTGCTTCCACTCATACCAAGTGTTTTCAGTCTATTCTGATAAACAAAAATTTCAAATCTTTTATATCTAACAGCTACAGGGTTAAATTTTATAGTGGATATCATATCTCCAAAAACAGCTGTTTCTGCACTTATATTTTTCAGGTTCACCCACATTTCTATCGCAAAAGGATTAGTGCCTTGAGTTCCAGTCAAAGTATCTGAATAATTAGTACCATAGTAAGCATACTTATCACCACCAGAACCACTACTCTGAATTTCTATGTGACGACCACCAGATCCAAAACTGCTGTTGATAACAGTAGGTGCATTCACGAAGGTCATGTTATTACCAGCATCCGATAAATCTGTTAGTGCAGTTCCACTACCATAGGAATTAGTGTCACTAAAATCGAACCAATGTACTAATCCATCGGTGACAATGGAAGAACTAGCACCAGCGTAACTAAGTGAAGTAGCACCACCACCAAAACCTGTCATTGACAAAGGTTTTTGATATGTCCAAAAATCTTGCTTCATTAATTATGATGTTTTACTTTGGTTTCCAATGACAGTGAATGTAGCTGATGCCGTTTTGATAATTGTATAAGAATAAATATCAACACCACTTGAGCCACCATCTGAAGGTGCAGCTCCACCAACCCAATTCTCTGTTACCGCAGCACCATCAATTGTTAGTTGTGCAGAATAAGCAGCGGCTGCAGCAGTCGTGATAATATTTACTGATATAGCCTCTCCAACACTCATACTTGAGTCGAGAGAAGTAGAACTATTAAATCTAATATTAGGTGTGGATGTAGTTGTTTCTGTTGTAGTAAAAAGATGCACCATACCATTTGCTAAATCAATATTTGTATTATCACTTAACTTTCCAGCAGTTATATTTACACCTTCTCTTAATAAACCAGAAAGATTAGCCGATCCTGTTAATGTGCTTGGTAATGCTATGTTAGTTAAATTTGAACCATCACCACTAAAAGCAGTTGCAGCACACGTTCCAGTTACACTAACGCCTGTTGAACTGGTGACTAATTTCTGATTTCCACTGTGTTTTAATGCAACACTTGAATCTGATGCGAGTGATACTGAATCATCAGTACTTAGTCTATGCTTAATGTTATCTACCTTAACTGAAGACATATCTAAAAATAATTTTCTTATACCATTTCTAGTTTAAAATGACTAATTTTATATCTATGTAAATGATAAATAAACTCTACCTTGTTGTTGCCCAGAGAGTGTAGTAGCACCATAACTAGAACTACCACCATAGAGTCCATTGTCAGTTACACTACTTCCACTACTATGTACAAAAGATAAAGCACCATGTCTCATGTCGCCTTCTGTTTGGTGTGAATTACCAGCAGCATCAACAAAAGTATACGCAGTGTAAGCATTGTTTAGCATACTATTAGCTCCTACACTTTCATTGCCACCATAATATCCGCCACCACCAGAACCATAACTATTGGCACCATAATCTGATCCACCACCACCAAAACCACCATCGCCACTGTTAGCATCTAGTTTAATATTTCCCTTTGCACCATAAGCTATACCTTCAGCTGGGTAATTTATGCCAGAAAGATTTATGTTAGTGGCATTTCCTGTCAAGTGATGTCTAGATGGACCTGCCCAGCCATTACCTCCAGTATGTGCTATATACCCACCGCCACCAGCATCATCTCTTCCGGCACCGCCCTGTTTAGCAACTAAATTTGCACTTGGAAAAAAATTGTTTCTTACAGCCATAATTTGAGTAGCAGTGTTACTTGTCGTAGTTGATAATGGTGGTGCAGCAGAAGCTAATTCGTTAGCTTGTGAACCATTATTTACACTCCCACCTCCACCTCCTGCTGCAATTATTAAAGGCACAAAACCATTTTCATAATCGGCATCACTAGAAAGTGAAGTACTATATTTCATTAAACAACTTGCTCCTCCACCTCCTCCTTCATTAGTGTTTGTTCCAGTGTTACCAGACTTGCCAGCAAAAAATACAATTCGATCACCTACAGATATAGAAAAAGTTGCAGTTATTGATCTACCTCTAGTATGAGCCCACCCTGATGCACCACTAACTGTTGCAGTTAGAGTAGCATTTTTTCCTGCTGTAAATGCGTAAAATCCCTGATATGATTGCTGTCCAATGTTAGTACAAAAAAGAGAATCATAAGTTTGAGTACTCCACCAAGTATTTTGCTCCGAAGTAGTATCTCCAATCCTAGGGTTTGAAGTATAAATTCCATTTAATGTAAGGTTAAAGGGAACAACTGGAAGAATGGCAGAAGATTTAGTTGTTGCTAACAAAATTTGTGATGTTGGCATAACTCAAAAATTTAGGCTTTTGCAGTAGTGGAAAAATAACAAAGAGTTGTGCTTATAAAAAGAAGTGTAGACATTGAATATTGTTTTACACTTACGTTTCCAGTAGTACCATCATCACCTGTATTTCTCATTGTTAATCCTGATCCTTGAGTTATTGTTTTATCTGAAGTTGCATTATTGATAATAGTAACCAAATCACCAGCAGCAAACACGTTGGCTGGTACTGTTACACCATTATCAGCTGTTATACATTTACCAGCATCAGCAGCTACAAGAGTGTAAGCCGAGGATTCGTTTCTATTAGGTATAGAACGTAAATTTCCTTTTGAATCTTCAACTGATCCAGTAACACTTACACCACCAGTAACACTTACACCAGTAGATGTTGTTGTTAACTTTGCAGATCCACTATGTTTGAGACTTACACTTGAATCTGAAGCGAATGTTATTGAATCATTACTACTAGAAGTATGTCGTATATCATCTACTTTAATTCTTGACATAATTTTAAATCAATTGACTTATAATATCTAGTTTAAAATGTCTAATTTTATGCTCCTGGTTCTGTCGGCCAAGTGATCTTATATGGATCAGTTTGGGTAGGAACATCTCTCAATGCTTGTCGATAGGTTTTCCAATCGTCTGATAATGTAACATCTGTATTAGCTCTCCAATCGCATTCTGCTAACAAAGTATTTCTTAATGAACGTATCTCTTCCCATTGCTGTGCAAGTTTTTCACTATCTGTTGGAGAATTACCAGTCATCGCTGCAATTTCCTCATCTGTCATTTTGATGACTTGTCCATCTACCATTTTGTACATTAACTGTCTTCCTTTTAGCTAAATAAATCTATATTTATATTATAGTTGTGTAATTTTTTAATTAACTTACATTGTATTTGTACATTAAAATTTGTGATCCATTACTAAATTTAGCATTAGAATCATTATTCCAATGAAAACGTATTCCAGCTGGTGCTGTTATGGTATTACCAGTTATCCTGAAGTAAGCTTCAAAAAGATTATTATTTTCATATCCAAGACTAAATGCTCTTATCATACCCATACAACCACTTTTACCTCCTGTACCACCTGAAAAATTAAAAGGGCCATGTTGAAAAACACTTAATTGCATTCTAAAAATAACATCTGGAATGGAGGGACTACTTACTCCTGTATCCATGTTTAATCCATCTGCACTATATACACCTCCAGTACCAGAACTCCTATTAGCATGAGAGAATGTTAAATAATTAAAGTTCATGTTCTGATTTGAGGAATTATAAAAGTTGAAATCAGGAAATGTATATTGATAGTTACTTGAACTTATATGTTTACCCATTATTGAATATAATGTATTTGCAGTTAAACTAAAAGAGATGTCGGAAATAACTCCATCTTGTGTGACTTCTTGTTTTTGAACTAACTCGTAGGCTCCAACAGATCCTGGTAAAGTCGATGGAAACCTAGCACTTGGAACAGTTCCTGATGTGAAATTACTTGCGTTTAAATTAGTAAGATCAGGTTCACTTACTGATGCATATTCCAACTGTCCTGTAGCAGTAGTTCCACTTCCAGACACACTTTTTACTTTTAAAAACTTCCCAGTCTCGATGTTATTATCAGGCAAAATCATCGTGTAATCTTGACCAGCACTGTGAGGAGGTGATTTTATTTTTACTCCATTCGTTCCGTCAGCTGAGGTAAGTTGCACTGTTCCGTCAGCACCTCCAGCTCCTTTTACTTTAACGACTCCAGTGCCTTTAGGAATTAAGGTCACATTTTGATCAATAGCTTCTAAATTATCTACTTTTAATTTTGACATTAGGTTTCCTCATATTTATAAAGTATAATTTCAGTATCTTCTTGAAAAGTTCTAGTAGTTCCAGTCAGTCTTATTTGGTCTATTCTTCTTGCTGAATAACTATCTTGGTTTTGTGTAGCATAAATTTCAGCTTTATTATTTAGGTTAAACGTCATCCCTTGAAAATACATCCAAGGTATGTAGGAATTAGTTGCGTCACCTGTATATATCTCTGCCTCAAAATGATATTGATTATCTGCTGTACTTGCCATACTACAATAAATTATTGAAGCATTATAGTCTTGATAATAATTATAACCACCGCTAGAATTGTAAGTTTTTCCTTGATAAACCACCATAGCATTACCATCATCACCTATCCAATACATTCTTATATGATCTGTATAATATTGACTGGGAGAACTATTAGTATCTGGCCCAAAAGTAATAAATGGTGCAACCAACTTATACATAGTATCAGACTCTAAATTTGTAAAATCTATCTGAGAAATAGTATTACTGGTGTTTACATAACTGCGTTGTACTAGTGATAACCCTGCACCACTATATCTGGCACTTGGAACAGTTCCTGATGTTAAATTACTTGCATTTAAATTACTAATATCAGCCTCAGCTATGGTTGCATATTCTAATTGCCCTACAGCTGTGGCTCCACTTCCTGTTATACTGCTTACTTGAAGATATCCATCCTGTACAAAGTTATTTGATGGCAAAGTCAGAGTATAAGATTGTGCAGCAGTATCATTAGGTGATTTAATTTTTACTTTATTTTGTTTTTGTGAATCATTAAGTTTTAAAATTCCATCATCTTCTACATTCGTTACTTCAAGAATACCTGTCCCATTTGGCGTAATTGTTAAATCTCCATCAGTTGTGACTGCTTCAATTCCATTAACATTTATTTTTGACATACATAACAGAGAGTATCTTTTTATTTTAAATCACATCAATATTTATATTGAAACCTTATTAACTTTCAATATACTTAAAAAGAGAAATCTCAGTGCCAGCTTGGAAATATGTGCCACTACCAGCACCACTGCTAGTATAACTAGAATTAAATACAAATCGTATTCCATGCAAGATTCGAACCTCACCTTGACCATTGTCAAAAGAGGCATTTACTACGTTTCCATTATGCTGTGCACCTGGATACATACCTATAGATATCAACCAAGGTTTACCAGCACGAGCACCATAACCACTACCACGCCCTGTATGTAAATCTGCAATAAAACCGTGATGAGTATGAGTACTGTAACTATGTGCTGCCATATTAATATTGGTTGCTGAAGTACTATTCATATAATGAGCATAAGGACTATAGTAATTATTTGGTCTTTGATTTTGAAAAGTAGTATTTTTTAAAAATGAACCATAATATGGATTACTCGTATTATCTAACCACTGCATATGTAAGACTTGACTACCATTAGCTTTCACACGTTTACCTACAATCTTATACATTGAATTAGAATCTAGTGATGTAAAATCTATCTGAGTAATAGTATTATTAGAGCTGACAGTTTGTTTTTGAATAAATTTTAATCCGGCTCCTGAAGAAGCTGGGAGCGTAAATCTATCGCTAGACAAAGTACCTGATGTTATGTTACTTGCGTCTAAGTTTGAGAGATCTGCTGCTGCAACAGTTGCATATTCTAATTGCCCTACAGCATCAGCTCCTGTGCCAGTTACACTTTTCACCTTTAAATATTTACCAGCTTCAATTTGATTATCAGGCAAAATCATCGTGTAGTTTTGACCAGCACTATTTGCTGGACTTTTTAATTTAACACCGTGACTTTGTGTGCTGCAGTTAAGCTGTAAAACCCCATCATTTCCTCCTGCTCCTCTAACTTCTAATCCTCCATCAGACCCTTTTACCTCTACTTTTACATTTGTATTGGTAGAAGTAGATTCGATTTCATTTGTATTTAGATTTGTCATAACTTTTAAACGAAAGTCATGGTAGAGCCAGAAGTAATAGTAAGTACAGCACCAGAAGCAATAGTCAACGGTCCAGCAGAAATATAATTTTTACCTGTTGTAGTTGCAAAGCTAGCATCTAATTGATTTTCAGCTTCAACAAATAATTGTTCAGTACCTGGTCCAACCGTACCACCTGACGATGGTAAATTCGTTAAGGCCGATCCATCTCCTGAAAAAGCATTTGCAGTAACAGTGCCTGTTACATTCATTGCATTACCATTAATTCCATTGCTATCAAAACTTCCAACTTCAGTGCCATCTGAAACAAATCCAACAGTACCAGATGCTTTTCTGTATAATCCTGTATCTACATCTGAAGTAAAAGTTATAGATGGAAGATTACTTGTTCCTGTAGGAAATGTTCCTCCTGCATTTATATAATCAGCTGTTGCATATATTATTCCAAAAAATGCCTGTCCATTTGCTGGTGCTGAACTAAAAACTATATTATTTCCGACAATATTAAATCCTGCAGTTCCAGTGGGATCAGGTTCCTGAACAACACCATTTACAGATATTAAAACTTGTTGTGGTGATTTTGGAAAAGGTGAAGGAGAAACTCCTGAAACTTGTAAAGGAAAGCTCGTAGTGCTTCCGTTAAAACTACTGCTTACATCATCAATTAATCTGTAATCATCAGCAGAACGAATATTATTTCCAATATATGGCATAGCAGATTAATCCAGAATTCTTCTTAATTTCTTTAATCATTTTAAGCTTAGTAAATATGGGACTTTCTAACTATTAGGTCCTAATGTAGATGGCTGATTAGGCCAAACTACATCAGTGATTACAGTATATGTCTGAGGTATATCTCTAAGGTTTTGTCGGTAAGCAGACCACTGAGCCTGATCAACAGAACAACCCGGAGTGACAGTCCAGTCTGTAGATTTTAAAATATAATCTCGTTTTTTTCTAATATTCTCCCAAGTAGAATCATCTAGTTCTAAAACTCTTTCACCGTAAACTATAATTTCGATAGCCTCAACTTTCGCTTTAAGACTTTCAAAATTATTTGATAAAGTTACAAGATCATTATTAACTGATAATCCCATTTTAGGTCTGTTCTAAATAACTTATAGCTACATCAAGAGTGCTTGCAGTATCAGTTCTTACTCTTAAAATATCATTAGATTCCATAATAACTTTCGATCCACTAATTAATTCAAGAGAAGATCCAGCTGGCACTGGGGCATTTCTTAAAAGAAATACATCATCTCCTGTATTAGTAACTAAAAAAACATCTACATCAGCACTAGATGCTGTTTTATTGGAAACTAATATACTCAAAAGAACTAATGTCGCAGAGCTACCGGCTGTTAAAACATTTGCATTAGTGCTGCTATGTGCATCAGTTACACAACTTGATTTCGTATCGACTTTGAAGGTGTTTGCCATATTATCCTAAAGCAATAATTAGTGCTAAGTTTTCCTCAGAGTTTACAGTACCAGTAATTGATAATTGTCCATTAATTTGGACATTACCTGTAAAGGTCGCAGCTCCATTAGAATCTATTGTAAGACGACTTGACCCACCAGTAACTAAAGCTAACTCGTCAGAAGCCGGACTTATAATCCCTGTATCAAAATCTCCAGCAAATTTTAAAGCACAATTAGTAGTAGAACCTCTTTCTAATTGAGAATTAGAAGCATCCTGTCTTAATAAAGGGAATCCACCTGATGTTACTGCATCATGTACTACAACAGTTTTTATAGAAGTATCTACAGTTACTTCTCCATCAGCACCTCTAAAATTGTTGTGCTCAGCTGTTGTTCCTCTTCTGAATTGAACTTGAGTTGCCATAATACTATCCTAACGCTACTGCTATTGCGGTAGCAAAACTCTCCGTACTTATTGTCCCATCACTGTCAGGGACAGTCATGGTTCTTGTTGTACTTCCTGTAATTCCAGAACATTCAAAAGCTAATTTTTTGCTAGAATCTCCATTGTCAGTAACTCTGAAAACATCATCTGCAAACTCAGTCGATCCGCCTCCGACTAAAGCAATTGTTCCGTCCTGATCAGGTATTGTTAGTGTCCTTGTTGTACTTCCTGTAATTCCAGAACAATCAAGTGCGACTACTTTTGTGTTGTCGCTGTTATTTCTAACTCTAAATCCACTGTCGTTTGTTACTACAGCAGTTGAAGTAATTGAAGCTAATCCAGTAAATGTAGTTTGGCTGGAGCCTAATGCAACAGAAGAACTTCCTATAGTTATTGTGCTATTTGCAAGATTACTATTAGCAATTGAAGAAGCAGATGTTAATACTGTGCCTGTTTCAGCCGGTAATGTTATTGTCACATCAGCTGTAGAAGCTGGTCCTACTAGTGTTGCTGAATTTGTTCCATTATCTGTATCCTCTTTAAAAATTATGCTACCAGCAGAAGTAGAAGACCCAGTTAAAGTTGGAGCAGTAAGACTTTTATTTGTTAAAGTTTCAGAACCAGCTAATGTAGCAAACGAATTATCAGTTAATGCAGTATTGAACTCTGCAGTTGTACCAGATATTGTATTAGAACCAAGAGCTAATGTTTTATTTGTTAATGTGACAGAATTTGATAAAGTAACTGGATAAACAATATCGCTAGTTAATGCAACAGTTCCAGTCGTGTTAGGTAAAGTTATGGTTTTATCTCCACCTGATGCATCAGCTGCTGTTAATATTATTTCGTCAGTATCAGCACTTGACCCTTCAAAAGTTATATTTCCACCAGCTATAGAAATAGCATTTGCAGCGTCTGCTACTCCAGAAATTAGAGTTGTTGCAGTCAAAGTGGTAGAAGTAAGAGCAGATAAACCTGCAATCGTTGTTGCAGTAGCTCCTAAATTAATAGAAGTGCTTCCTACTGTTAAAGATGAATTTGCTAGTTGAGCATTAGGTATTGCACTTGTCCCTAGTTCTCCAGTACCAAAGTTATACGTAAGTCCCGATCCAGATGCCACACTAATATGTGCTCTTACTTCAGATGCAGAAGGTCCTGTATATGTAATTACTCCTGTTGAATTGTCATATGAAAGACTACCATCTCCCCCAGAATCAGTTACAGAAACAGCAGCTCTTGATCTTGTATCAGTGTAATAAAGATTAGTATTTTCAGTTAAATCTGCAGTTGTATTACCAGCAAAATCTAATTTATCAGAAGATGAATCTAACTCCTCAAAAAGCCCTGAAACAAGCACTAATGATTTTCTAGTTGCCATCTTATATCTAGATTAGATTCTCGTTCAAAAGAACTTATTTATATTTATTTTAATCCCACTAAATTGTTAACTTAACTCAACAGGTGGTTCTGTCTTTACTATTAATGAAGCAGTAGTAGCAGCTTGTCCTACTCTTGTAACATAATGTCCTGAGTTTACTGGAGGATTTTTTGTTATTGATCCTGCAGAATTAGCTGATAAAAAATATTTTTTACCAGCTTCTAACGGTGTTACTGGAGTAACACCTTCTACAATACAGCGGACTAAATTACCTGCAGACGTAGTTGTTTCTACAAAACCAACTACTCTTGCCTTATCTTGGGTATCATTTGCTATTGCTTTTCCTAATTTTCCATCACTAGCTCTTGAGAAAACAGCATCACCTTGAACTACATTTTCAAAAGCCTCTGCTTCAAATCCGTTTACTTTATTAGTTATTTGTCCTGGATAATTCGTTTTTAAATCTATTAATGACTCAGTAAAACCTTGAGCATTAGGGGGATAAGGTTGATAAGACATTAGCTTAATTTCACTGGAGGTTCAATTTGAATAGACAATTGAGTCGTACTTGCAGCTTCACCTATTCTTACGACTGCTTGACCTGCGGATGAAGGAGGAGTTACAGTTATTGCACCAGCTGTTGTAGGAGATAAAAAGAATAAATCCCCTGCGTTTAAACCTGAAATCTCTTTCAAACCAGCTACGACAACTTGTATAGTTTCATTTGCTAAACCAGAAATATTTGCAAATCCAATTACAAATGCATTTTCTATACTTCCGTCTGCAGCACTAGCTTTTCCTACTTGACCATCACTTGTTCTCATATATAAAGCATCACCTTCCGTTATATCCTCAAAAGCAATAGCATTAAAAGTAACTTTGGCAGGAGCAAATGTTGTAAACCCTTCTTTTAAATCAATAACTGCATCCACTAATCCTCTGTAATTAGGATCGTATGGTTCACGAGTCATATTCACACTATTAGCTACCATCAAGTCTCTTAATACAGAGATAGCTCCTTGTATATTTGGTTCGTATCCTGTTGCCATGTTAATTATATATAATTATCTATTTTAAACTGTGCCTACCATTATAATAAAAGTATGGAACCTCAAGTCATAGCTGCTATTATTTCAGGAAGTATCGGAGCTTTTGCTGGTATATCAAGGGCTTTGGGTAATTTCAATAAAAAATTAGATAGAAAATTTGATAAAATTCAACGAGAAGTAGATGATTTAAAAAACAGTGTAATTCACGATTATGTTTTAAAAGAAGATTTTTTAAGAGAAATGCAAGGTGTACATACTAAATTAGATAGAATTTTAGATCATCTGTTAAATCACACAAATTAGACATTAACCCAAGCAGAACTGGAAGATAGATATATTTTTAATACCCCACTACCACCACCAGATGTATCCCAATGTAATTGTCCATCAACTGGATTAGCAGGTTGTCCAGAAGATACTGATGCTACTGCTTTTACAGATTGAAATGATGTTCCATCAAAAATTTTAAAAATATGAGTGCTTGCTGTATCTAGCCAAGTCTCACCCTTGCTTGATGATGTAAATCCAGTTGCAGAACTATTTGGTGCAGTATTACCAATATGCACAGGACCTACTTTTATTAATCCTGTACTTGGTGAGGCTGTATTATCAGCGAAAAATAATCCAGGGCTTACATCATTATTATTTAAAGCTAACTCACCAGTTCCTAATCGTGTAGGGAAAGGTCTGTCATGAGCTGTGCTTGATCTTCTTGTTTGAATTTGTACTGCCATAATTAGCTCTCTACATTTATATATAATCCTGCATCTACTACTGTATCCTGATTAGTATCTGGATTATAAGTACTTGCATCAAGATTACTTGTGTTCTCAGAAGAATCAACAAGCTCACCATTTATATAATCACCTGAATTAATTAATCCTGATTCAAAAATATCAGTGAATTCAATAAGAGGTTTGTTTATAATTCCAAACTTTATATCATCTAGAACTGTTGGAGATTTATTAAATAATTTATTTACCATTGCAATCATTCTATTTGTTGTATTTAAAGATTTTCCAGATCTATCTAATCCACCTTTTGCATCTCTTTTTAAACTATCTGTTAATGTCATAGCTACAACAGATGGATCAAAATTAGCTACTTTTTGTTTATTGTTAAAGTTACCAATAATTTCTTTATTTCCTTCCCATTTTGTTGAACGATTATATAGAGCAAATATCTCTGCAGATTCTTTAAGTTTTTCTTGTTCTTTTCTCCAATTTCTTTCCCACGATTCAAGACCTTTGCCTACAGGTTTATCACTAGGTTCTAATAACCATGCTCCTACGTATTCATGTTTTTTTAAATTTTCAACAGTTACATAACCACTTGTTATTTCATCAAATGGATAAATAACAACAAAACTATTTGGGTCAGGTACATCAGTTATTGTGTATTCTCCAGAAATAGCATTTCCACTTGTAAAATTTAATTGAATTTTATCGTTTTTATTTAAATTATGTTCTTCAAAGTTTACAGTTATATTTACTCCTGATTGAGAATATTTTGCTGCTAATTTTAATGGCTCATTACCTTCATCATGAACTAACGACCACATAGCTGCGTAAATATGTTTACACCAACGGAGCTGATAATATTGTAAATTTTGAAAAGAATTTTCTTTTTCATCTTCATATTCTGGTAGTTCATAAAAATTATTTATAGTTACATAACCTAAATCTCTAAAAGTACCAGGTATATCTCTTTCATCACTCAGCGTTCCATCTGGCTGTAAAACATTTCCGGGTTTTGTATCTCTTATAGGAGTAACAGGAAATCTTGAATTATTTGATCTTTTAAATAAATCATAACTGTCTCTTCTAGAAAAATCCTGACACGAACAATTCCATCTTAATTCTGTTGTTAAAAATCTACCTACTGCAAAACCTCTATGAGCTGGTACTGTTGTTTTAGCAATTGTATCTACAGTTTTTGCTCCATAACTATCTTTCTTTTGAAAAATAATTTCATTAGTATTTGCATCAGATCCTGTAACTGTATATCCAACATAATCATCATACCTAAATCCTCTTAGTAATCTACTTAAAGTAAGATTTCCTGAAGTGGTTCCGCTTGTTATTGTAGTAACTTTAAACTCAGTACTTGATGTGACTTCTATTGTATATCTTCCAGAAGAAACATTACCAGTACTAACATCTAAAAACACTTTATTACCTGTTGATAATCCATGTACTGAACTACAAGTTACAATTACCTCGGAACCTGACCTTGTATATGTAGAAGAAATTCCGGGGTCTTTTTCAATTATTCGATCTGCCATTCTTTCACCAGCAAGAAAAGCTACCTCTGTAGGTAAAGTTCTCAATTGAACTCTCACAAATCTCCATCTTGTGTCATTAAATGCTGTTGAATTGTGATATGTAACATCACCCGAAGTTGTTAGAGAATTAGTCGCTGTAACAGTAAATGTATTCTGTGTTTTACTTACAATTTGTAAAGTCTCATCTATTGCATTTCCAGTAGAAATATCTAAGAAAACATCGTCACCGGGAAATAATCCATGATCTGTTTTAGTTACAGTTAAAGTTGTTCCGCTTTGTTGATAAGTTGCATCTACTGAAGGTGCTAAATATCTTACAGCAAGTATTGGTAATCCAAAATCATAAAAACTAAATCCATCTGTATCTCTCATTCCACAAACATGTTCACCTAACTCTTTATTTTTTGAGGGAAAAGTAAATATTCTTGCAGGAATAAAAACTCCGGGAAACTGTTGAAATGTAAAAAATAATCTGTAATCTCCTCTTTTATCTCTTTCTTTAGAAGTAGATCCTAATATCGTTTGCATCATTACATATAGTTCGTATCCTCTTCTCCATCTAGTCCACAAAGAATCTTGATTATAAAACTTTACTTCGCTTTCTAATTCATAACCATCAGAACCTCTTGGATAAATACTTGGGTCTTTTGGTTTATTATCAAAATTTTTAAATTTTTTATTAAAATCGAAATCTGACGATTTACCAAAATCTCTTATTTCGAATGCCATTATGTTTAATAGAAACCGCCCTGTATATTACAATAAAATCCATTTGTTAAAGCAGTAGCTCCACTCGCAGCTACATACAAAGCTTGTCCTCTCTTTAACATTAAACCTCTTTGTTTTGGAGCTATTTCATTATTACCTGATCCAAAATTAGATCCAGCTTGAACAGTAGGATGATTTATGAGAGGCAGTATCTCATTTAAAGTTAAACTGTAATATTGCTGACTAGAATCTATACTTGCTACAAATAAAGGGAAAAATTGATTTACGTTTGTTACTGTTCCAGTACTTACAAGATAAAAACAAAAATCAGTAGGCAAAGATGCATTCACATTACCTGTAATTGGTCCACTTAACGAAGGAATATCAACATCAAATGTTGTAGAAGTAAAGTTAGTTGTGTCTTTTACCTCAAAAGTATCATCTTTTGGAACAGTTCCTGAACTATATGTCGAAAAATCTAAAAATACATTTTGTCCTATTTCTAAATTATGCCCATTAGCTATTGTTACTGTGCAAGTAGTGCTATCTGCAGAGTATGTACCTGCTGTAACTGCTGAAGAATCTATAGCCTGAAGACTTCTTTTTGTATATCTAAAAAATATTTCGTCTATATACGCTCCACTAATTGCAGTATCTGTCAATCCTGAATCAACATCAAATACTTTTGTAGCTCCACCAACTGATGTAGGTATCAAACTTGTTAGAAAAGATTGACCCGAAGAAACCGTGCATAATGTGGAAGCGGTTGCTGGGCGATCCACCATTAAAGGTTGTTTGTTTGAACTACTACTTGACACTTTTACTTTTTAAGAAACTTACTTTAATTATATAGGAAGGTTTTTTTCCTATTTTTCTTCTTTTTTCCCTTTTTTACTTTTAGCATCTCTAGCTTTATCTAAAGCTTCTTTACGTTTCTCTTTATCAGACATTTTTTCACCACTGCCATCTTCCTTCTTCTTGTTTTTGTTTTTAAAATATTCAAGAAGCTGGGGAGGCATTTTTCCTTTAGCCATCAGTTTTCTCCAATCTAGATACAGGTACAGATGCTACAAAACGATTAGGGAGGTAATCTCCTCTAACAGTTGGGGCTCTCATGTAATCCCTTTCTGCGGTGAAGATATCTACTCGTCTGTCACCTGCCATTCTAGTACGCCCTCTACTTTCCTCAAAAGGATTTCTAGCAATCTTCTCTCCCTGTCCATAAATATTCTTATCTCTTTTTATACCTAATGTATAACCAAGTTGTGTTCTAGGTAAAACAGGCATTTATAAAGCAGCTAAATTAAAGGTGACTGTTGCAGAATTATCTCCACCAGACTCACTTACAAACACACCTTTTATATATTTAACTGGCCTATCCGAAACACTATATGCATAAGTTCCATTTGAAGTTATAGTTTGAGCTGAAATAATTGGAGCATAGTTTGTTCCATCGATGCTTCCATCTAAACGGACAACAACATTAGTATCAATTTCGGTAACCGTAACCATAAGAGTATAACTTTTTGTAGCGAAAAAACTGTTTAAAGCTACTTGTAAAGATGTTCCATCTCCGGGAGTAATTAGAGTGGCATCAGTAAAAAATATTGTATCTTGAAAGTGATTTATTGCCATTGTGATTTACCTGTGATTTGATTCTAAGAATAACCGTGTCCCTACAGCAACGTCAGCTGGTCCAGGGAGAGCTTGTATAAATTCTGCACCTTCTCTATTAAATCTATATCTAGCCTGCTCTGGATTGCGGTAATTGGGCACGTAGAGATGCATTGCAAGCCTATCTGTCTCATAAATATAAATTTCCGTCCAAGTTTTTAAAGTTTGTCTAAAATCAGAAGTTGATACAGTACGGTCAACATCACCAAGTATACTTTCTATTCTATTTTTTGGAATATTATTATTGTTAATACTACCAGTCATATCAGTTCTTTTCTCAGCTTCATCACACCTACCTATTTGCTCTACTATTTTACTTACCCAAAAAGAATCCTGAACATTATTAAGTGCTTCTTCTAGTCGAGCTTGGTCACCAGCTGGTATGGAAGTTATGTTATAACCTAAATGCCAACGTACTTTTGATTGTAAAAAGGTATCGAGCTTCATTCAAACAAGTAAAATATACCTGTTACTAGTCTACTCTCACTAAGTTCTCTTTAAATATCGCATCCCAATCAATTCTTTTAATTCCTTTAAGTTGCTCTAATTTTGTATATCTCTCTCCTGTCATCGTTGTTTGTAAATCTTTTATATCTCTTGCTGTCTTTAAACCTACACCCGGTAGACTATCTGCTATTTGTCTTGCACTAGCAGTATTGATATTCAAACGTCTATCAAGAGGAAAAGTTTCTTTATTAGTTGGTTTTGCAGTTTTATCACCAGTAGCTTTTAGTTCTGCAGTTAATCTTTCCTCTGTTCTTATTTTTTCATTAGTTGCATCTATATGAGGAATTAAATCATCCTCGTGAACATAATCCACTTCATCATTCGCATTCACGACCATGAAGATTCCTTCTCCGTGCTGAGATATCTTCTCAACTAAACCACCAGTTACTTTGTGTTGATATAGCATAATTAAAATTGCTTTCCTCTAATTTAGCTTACCTTAATAATTTTTTATTGACAATAAAAAAGCGAGTCGAGAGACTCGCCTTTTGGTAACTCTATAAAGATATAGATTATGAATCTGTTCCGCCTACTTGTGAAGCAAAATCCACGAAAGAAGAAACATCACTCCAAGATACAGCAGCAGCTGGACGTAAGTAGTTGACTCTACATACGATATAACCTGCTCTACCTGCATCTGAATCAGCTTGTGAGATGAATACTCCATCACCAGTGATTGTAGTGTTAGCAATAGCGTTTAAGTTATACACTTTAAAAGTAGTATCCGCTGTTACTTTGTACATCATGGAATTAGCTGCATCACCTGCTGCTATTGTGCTAGTCACAGATGTCCAAGCTGGAAAATCTCCAGTTGTTGTATCTGATGTACCTTGAGCAAATAGTGAGCCTGATGCACTTATAGAACTAGATGCAGCTGCTAAACCATTTAGCTGTGATGAAGGAACACCGAGTGGAGCACCACCATTGTCAGGTCCTAGTAATAGGATCTCACCAGTTGTACCTCCAAGATCTGCTGTTATAGGAGATGCTGGGAAGCTAGGAAGACCACCAGAAGGTACGTCTTGTGCAATAGCTATAGAAGCTCCATAAACATATGCAGGTCTATCTGAACTTGCTTTGACCACTAAACTTGTGCGGTCATCTCTTACCCTGTCACTTACTCTTCTATCTGGAGAAGGTACAGTGATACTAAAACTCTTGTTACTAGCTTGAGCAGCTGATAAGTTAGTTACTTTTACATAACCAATCTGTTCGAAGAGTTCAATTCCAGGCCAACCAAGTACACCCTCATGGTTAAATGCGGATAGCTTGTTGATCTGATTACCGGGTTGTAGGATTGCTCCTGCGTCACTCTTGTAAGTTGCCATTAGTTAATACCTCCTATTACTCTGTAATTGTGAAGGCAGTGGTAATGAAGTCCTTATTCAAGTTCGCAAAACCAGCATATAATTGCCATATAAGAATGATAAATCTTGAGAAGTCATCATTGTTATTGATTAGAACTTGAGCGTTAGGACCACCGATACCAACACCGATAGCTTGAGGACCAAAGAATAGTCCTGCTGGAGTTGTCTTAGATACAGCTCCATTTCCATCTCCAATATCGACCGTAATTGTTTTAGATGGGAAGTTTGTAGATTCAAAGAATCTTACTCCTTCAAATACGAATCCAGAAGGCATAACTGGTTCACCAGCTACGAACTGAGCCTGTCCATACTGACCACCACCATAAATGGCTTGGTTAGGACCCATTGCACCCATTAAAGGTGAACCTTGACCCATTCCTGGATATCTAGCTACCTCACGGAAGCCTTGATCTGCTCTGAGATCCTTCATTAGTGAAGGGTCAGCTATACAACGATAATATCCGTCTGCGAATACAGGTACGTGACGCTTTCTTAGACTCTTAACTACCTCAAGAAGGTCAGTCTTTACATTAAACTTGAAACGCTCAGAAGCATATTCTGTAGCAGAGTATGAGTTTAGTGTTGTTGAGTTAGATTTTGTCTTACCATTTGGATAGTAGTAACCACCCTGTGTATCAGATGCAGCACCACGAGATTCAGATTTGAATAGCTCATCAATGAATACTCTGTCTCTCCA